ATTCAAAATCCGCCGGTGAATAACCGTGTCGGTTCGAGTCCGACCCTAGGCACCACGTTATAATCCTCGTTTATTGAACGGGGATTTTTCTTTTATGCTTTTCTTTTAATAAAATCAATACTTTACATTCTGAAACTATTGCTTTTCTATCCTCTTAATCTTATCCAGTATTGCAAGTTTTTATGTGTTTTTATATATTTTTATGCACCAATTACGCCAAAATTACGCCAATCGGTTTAATTTATGGCGGTTTATATTCTTAAAAAGGTGTGAAAATGGCAACGGTTAGAAAGCGTGGCGAAAAATGGCGCGTTGAGATTTATCGAGATGGCGTAAGAAAATCCAAAACCTGCTCTACAAAGGCGGAGGCTGTCTTATGGGGAGCGGAAGAAGAAAAGAAAATAGAACTACAAGCTAAAGGATTACAGCCAGAAACTTTATTCTCCGATGTGATTAAGCGGTATTTGAATGAAATTACGCCTACAAAACGAGGTGAAAAGCACGAATTCAACCGTTTGACTAAGTTTTTGCGCCACCCGATAACGGACAAATACATTTCAGATGTAACTAGACAAGATTTAGAACTTTGGATAAAGGAAAGACTTGAAAATGTGAAAGGTGAAAGTGTTCGCAGAGAGCTATCAACCATCGGGCATATATTCAAGGTTGCACTTGAGCGATGGGGATATATCCAATCCTCCCCTATGGTTGGATTACAACAACCAAAAGCGAGTAAGCCGAGAACTCAAAGATTTACTCAAGAAGATATTAACGAGATAGTTAAAGTCAGTGGGTATAACGAGAATTTAAAAACAGCTAAGGCAAGAACTGGGGCGGCATTATTATTTGCAATAGAAACAGCGATGCGAGCTGGTGAGATTTGCGGATTGACATGGGATAACGTTAATCTAGAGAGAAAAACAGCTTATTTGCCAATAACGAAAAATGGCTCATCTCGCACTGTTCCACTATCTAAAAATGCGGTAAGAATACTGGAAAGGTTAAGAGATGAAATAGAACAAGGCGAAACTTGCTTTCAAGTGAAGTCAAATATACTTGATGCGACTTTTAGAAAATTGAAGAAAGCAGTCAATAAAGATGAATTGCACTTTCACGATACTAGACGGGAGGCATTAACGAGACTAGCTAAGAAAGTTGATGTAATGACTTTGGCGAAAATATCGGGGCATAAGGACATCCGTATATTACAGAATGTTTACTATGCCCCGAACATGGAAGAAGTCGCTGAACTGTTGGATTAAGCGGTATTTCTACCGCTATCACCATTAAAATGTTCGAGGTATGAATGTTTGCTTGTATTGCCCTTGTCTTGCCGCCCATTCTTTTGCCTCTTCTGATGCTTTATTAAACTTAATATGATCTATCGCATCTTGGTTTTGTTTGGCAATTTGCAAAGCAATATTTGATGCTAGTTTACTTGCATTGTTAGAGTTTATAGCCGGCGCAGCAACGGAAGATACTGTCGCTTTAACTTCTTTCGCAGCCTCTTTCGGTTTCGGATTATATAAATCCATATCGCCACCACTTGTCATATATAGAGCAGCCCCCATATCTCCAGCGTTTGCAAATGATTGTCTTGTGCTTTCTTTCTTGAGAAAATCATTCTTCGCACTATTCAGCGCATTAATCCGATTAATTAAAGCCTCCCGCTGATCTTTATCTTCTGCTTTAGATAATTGCTCTGTCAGTGTGCCAATTTGAGCCTCATAAATCCCAATAGTTTGCATCTTGCCGGTTAGATCAAGTTGCGTTTCTTTTATACCATTACCGCTCCCACCGCTTGCTCTAGCGTATCTCGCTTTAATTCGAGCAGTAACGGTAGCCTCAGAAATCTTATTGCCGAGTTTAATGTTTTCTAACTCAATATCTTGCTGATGCTTTTTATCAAGCTGATCATTTTCAAAGGCTCGCTGTTTATCTGCCTCTTTTTCTCGCCAGTTTAATGTTTTATCAAGCTCTTCATTTTTCCAGCCTTGCTCTACATTTTTAACAACACCAGTGCCAAAACCTTGAGCCATTGCGGCTAAAATGCCACCTAATCCCATATTACACCCCTTGTTGCATTGATTGAGGTTTATTGCCTTTCATTTGTGATTGACGTTGATTTTCAAGCTCTGATACTTTGCCAATCATATCAACATATTGCTGTTCTTCTTCAGGCGGCAAAATACCATTTGTCGCCTCGCCAAATTGATCTAACGCATCCATTAAAATATCGATAAGGATGTCATCAATCTGATCTTCAGGCACACCAATTTGTTGCAATAATTGCATTGCTAAATCTTTTGCGACTTGCATCATCACTTGAGGCGGGATTGTTTTGCCATTTTGTTGAGCGGCTTGAATATTTGCGATCATCGCCGTTGCAACTAAATCCGCAACGCCTTTTTCAACACCTTTTTGCTCAATTCGCTCTTGTGCAACGTTAGCGATAGCATTAACGGAATTTTCCATTACCATGTTATACATCTGAGCTTTGCCGTCTTGTTGCCCTTGATTTTGCATCATGTCGCCAGGCTGACTTTGTACCATAACATCTTGATTGCCACCTTGAGTTTGTTGAACCATTGAATCTAAAATACCCATTATGCGTTCCTTATATTACTGAAATGTTATTCCATAAATTAACTAATTGAGGGATTGAATAATCATCCTCTTGCTTGTTTTTACCGCTATTAATTCTTTGCTGCATAGCGCCTAAAACACCTTGATTTTTTACATACTCAGTATTTCCGGCGGCTCTACGCATACGCTCATTTTCCTTAAATGCTTGCGCTGTTTTAATTGCATCCTCTTGAATTTCTGCTTTAAGAACTGGTGAGTTTAGAGTTTCCGCAGCGTGTTTCATGGCAGAGTTATGTCTATACTTATCTGCAAATGCGTTTGCGGCTGAACCTAAAAATGTGCCACCAGCTCCACCTGTTGCTAAACTACCGACAATTCCAGCGGCTGTTGCACCCCAGCCAGCAGCCCTAGAGCCAAGACTATCCATATCTTCTTGATAGGCATCACGCACTTTTTGAGATTCTGCGTTATAAATTGCTCTCTGTCCTGGAGTCATTTTTCCGAGTGTTTCTTCCTCTCTATTTAATGCTTTGTCTAATCCAGTGCCTAATTTTGTTAAACCAAGCTGCGTCCCTGCTGTTACTGCTGCCTCGCCAAGCGATGTCGGATCGACAAAAGAGCCAACCATATTGCCAACAAAACTACCTACTGCATTACCTTTCCCCTCTCTATCAAGGCTTGCTTTTGTGTTATGGTGAGCTATATCCCTAATTCTGTCTTGCGATGTGAAAAAATTTACATTATCCCAATCCTGTCGTGGAGAATAAGGAGCGTTTTTCGCTACATCACGACCGAATCCGTTAGCTAAACTTCTTTTGCCACCGCTAACCACACTCGATGCTGCCGCATTGCTTTGATAATGTGTGCCAATGCTTTGACTAATCGCACTTCTACCGCCAAAACCAGTATTAATAGGATTGCTTATGCTTTGATTTACATCATTACTCTTACCTCTACTAGCAAGATGACGACTCATTCTATCTCTTGTGCTTTCATAATCATCACTGCTTTCATGCTCTTGCCAGCCGCCTCTGCTATCATTAGCACGCTCATAGCCGGCTCGCTCCATGCTTTCACCAAAACTATCGCTAATTGATTTAGATTCTGATCGAGCCATAACTAAACGCCTTTATTTTTACGGTCTAACTTATTTTGCATTTCCGTTAAAATTCCACCATTTGCTAAGTTTGGCGAATCATCAACGGTTAAATTTTTATATGAAACATCAACATCCGGCACTTCTGAATATTTAGATTTTAGAGCATCTTGCATATTCAATAGCTCTCGTTGCTGCCTCATTAAATCCTTATTTTGTTCTTTTTGAGCAAAATAACTACCAACGCCAAGCAACGTATTCCCTAATAGATTTGTTGCCTCTTTGTTGTTTTCCATCCATTTGCTTGCTGTGCTTGCCGCATCCCCTAACCACGATGCCGCCCCACTGATAGTCTCAAAAGCGTTATCCCAAAATGATGCCATAAATCCCCCTATTTAATTCCAATTGACGGTACGCCCAAGCTAGGGAAAGACGACCAATTTTGTTTGGTTGTTGGAATCCCTTGCATGAATCTAGATAAGAAGTTAATCTCTGAATCACGGCTAGATTTCAGTGTCTTAATAGCTTTCTCCTTATCTTCTGCTTTCATTGCTGTATTGTTTAAAATTCCAGCAATTTGAGCATCAAAGTTGTTTGCAATCTGCATTGTAAAATCTATTGATTTCCCGATGGTATTAGCCGAAACTTGCGCATTTAAATTTCGCATTTCATTCTGATGATTTAGATTAGCTAATTCACGTTGATTCGCTCTATCTAACGCATTTTGAGATGCAGTAAAGTTATATTGATCTTGATTTAAACGACTTTGATTACTGTAATTTAAATCAGACTGTAATTTTGTTAATCTGCTTTGATTGTTGTAATTTAAGTCGGATTGTAATTGAGTTAATCCCCTTTGATGCGCTCTATCAAGATTCGCTTGTGATGCTGCAAATTTATTTTGTGTGTCATTTAATCGACTTTGATTTTTATAGCTTAAATCCGCTTGTAACTGAGCTAATCCACGTTGATGACCACGATCAAGATCCGCTTGAGATGCCGCAAATTTATTTTGAGCCTGATTTAAACGGCTTTGATTGCTGTAATTTAAATCAGCTTGCAATTTCGTCAAACCAGTTTGATGCTCTCGATCAAGTCCAGCTTGCGATGCTGCAAATCTGTTTTGTGTGTCATTTAATCGACTTTGATTTTTATAACTCAAATCCGCTTGTAACTGAGCTAATCCACGTTGATGCTCACGATCTAAACCCGCTTGCGATGCAGTAAATTTGTTTTGCTCTTGATTTAAGCGACTTTGATTACTGTAACTCAAGTCAGCTTGGAGTTTAGCTAAATCCTTTTGATGCCCTCTATCTAAATTAGCTTGTGATGTAGCAAATTGATGTTGAGTGTCTTGCGATGCGATTGGAATTGCAGCATCAAGCATAGCTCTTTGCGCCGCCTCTGCACCAAGTGTTGAATTTTGCAACCCACGATTAGCAGCGATTCGTTCACCTTTTGCCGCCGCACTTCTCATCAGCAAAGAATTGCTATTTAAGATGTTTGCAACATTGCCGGCCATTGTGCCGGAGTTGTCCTTTTCTGGAGTTTGCGAAACTGTTGGAGCTTGTGGCTGCTTTTTATTTAAAGCGCCGCTCATAGTACCTAGAATTGACATATATTCTCCTAAAAAGAAAAGCCGCTATTTAGCGGCTTCTTGTTTAAAATCATCGGTATATTGTCGGCGGTAAACTTCACTGAAATAGGATTCCTTACAGTGATTACGGTCAAAAAATACCGCATTGATCAATATATGGATTACACGCCATCGCTTGCGAGGATGCTCTTTTAATACTGCACCACGATAAGCCCGGCTAGACAATGTTTCGTCTGCTGCTCCGCCTGTTAAGGCATTAAGCATCTGATCGAGAGCGATTAAATTGTGATAAACATATAGCTTTAATTTGCTTGGAATTTCCATTCATCAATTTCCTTTTCAAGTGCGGTCAATTCTTCTATTGTTTTTAAGGCTAACAGCCGATCTTCAAATGCCTGTCTTTGCCCAATAATCACACCGATAGCAAGGGCGAATTGACCTGATTTTTCAAGCACCTTTTGCACCAAGACATCGAAAGGGATATTTCTAATCCGTGCGATTTGTTTCAGCATTGGCGCATCAGTGTTTTTATCAGCTTGCCACGCTAAAGCCTCTTTCTCTTGGCGGTAAAAGCTCTCAATTTCCGTTTGTGGATATCCAACAAGTAAACTAGATTTGATTTCATCCGCCTTATTTGCCAGCTTATCAAGCAACTTATCTTTTTTATCTATAAGAAGTGCAGCCAGTTTCTCTTTTGAAATAACCCAGTCCGCACCGTTCCATTCGTGCGATGGTGTTGGTCTTTTTGGGGTTGGCGCAATCTTTCCAGTACCATCAACAAAAAGCAAACAGCCACGATTTCTTGCGTCAATCAAGCGCATAAAATCTTCTTCCGATACTTTAATCATTCTTTCAGTGATGTTATTTACTTCATCGTTATAGAAAACATCTATTTCTGCGTCATAAAAATAAGCCATTGATTTAACTCCCTATTGCGAAAAATAAGAACGAACCAATATCATTTTTTGCCCACGCCCTGAATGATGTATTATTAACATCTCGCACGGTGATAGATTCCGCATCATTAACATATGATCGATCACAAACAAATACTTGACCAACATGATTAAATGCAATCGGGAATTTATGAACTGCAAGCCCGCTCATTTCTCCCCATTGAATAATTAAACCGCTAGGAAGTTTTGTCCAACCGGTCCGACCTAAAGAATGTGAATACCCTTGTTCTACTGCATTCGGCCATCTGGTTGCAAATTCTGGTTTCCCATCTATTTTGTTCCACGGTGTTGTTCTATCTTCAACCCAACTTCTATATGCGACTGTATCACCGTTATCTCCTAGCGCTGGGAATGATAGATAAACACGATTACCTGTATTAGGGTTAAACAGCATATTAAAACGACGATTAGCCGCTTCGTGCGAATTGGGGTGTACCTCTAACTGCCAATAGCCCTGTGATGTCTCAAATTGATAAGCACTCCATCCTCCAGATGTATTTTTAGCCCTCAATATACCGTTTATGGTTGTATCACCTGTTTTCGGCACGCGATCATTCGCATTATTATTTGCTGCATCTGCGGCAGTTTTGGCTTCCACGCCTTTGTCATAAGCCGTTTTAACCGCTTTTGATGTTGCTACATTATTTTCGTCGTTGCTATTGACTGCGGATGATCGTTTGTTAAGGGGGATATAGTTATTTAACGCAAGCTGCACCGTTGCAATCAGTTGCGCGAGTTTTTTACCAGCTTTTGCAGTTAAACCTAGGCTTTCACTTTCTAAACCAGTGTCGTTAGTGAGCAACACAACACCTTTGGTTTGAGTATCTGCGCTTGGAACGTTCAGCACTTTTCCATATTCTATTTCGCCATTCGCTAGGCTTTCAGCTCTTTTAGCTGATTGTGCTGCCTCTTCAGCTTTACTTGTGGCTATATCGGCATTGTTTTTGGATGTAATTGCGGCTGATGATGCAGTTGTTTCAGATTGTGCCGCTTTAGTTGCATAATGATAAGCCGAATATTGATTGCCTTGTACGACTTCATTAACTGGATTGGCTGCCCATTTATGCGCCATGTTTTCGGAATTGCTAGCCGCTTGTTGGCTGCTTTGTGCGGATGCCGCCGCTTGAGTTGCCGTATCAGCTTTTTGAGTTGCAGTCAAAGTATTTGTAGCAACAGATTGCGTATTTTGAGCAACTTGTTGAGCTTTGGTGGTAACATCATCTCTCGCATTATTAACGCTCTTTTCTGTTTCAGTGAGCATTTTTAGCGGCACTGGGTGCATCGGATCAGTTGGCTCGGGGATTAATGGACTTTCTTTAAACCCTTTTCCATCATCTCGCATCTCAGGAATGCGCTCAAAGCTCGTTTGAATTGCATCAAATTCATCAGATACGGCTTGTCCATCAGCTTTTGTGTATGGAGTAAATTGATGTTTGCGTTTATACCAGCTTTTTTTAGACACGATAATTTCTCCGGGTAATGTAGTTTAAGATAAGTCCACTTATTTCAAATTGTGGAGAGTAGATTGATGAGCCGGCAAACGATAAAGCAATATTGCGGCTATACCCTGATAATTGAAGTGTTGGCGTTGAATAATCTTCAGCAGACCAAAGAAAATCATTCCAAAGAGAATCATTCCAACGACCGCCGCCGCCAGCAATTTCTAAATCTTTACTTAGTGCGGCTGAATGATAGTTTGAATTGTAATCAAGATCGAACCGAAAACTTATTTTTGATTTACCATCTGTTGTGGCTTGCAATTCAGCACTATGCCAACTTTTGATTAATGTTGGCGACCCGCAATGGTTAAATGCCATTTTTACAGTCCAATCTATGCTTTTACCCGAAAAGGAATAACATTTATCAGACTGGCGATAGACTTTACCATCGCTAAAAGCGATGTAAACTTGATTAGGCGATTGCCAAAGACCTTGTAACGGCTCAGGGTAAATAAAAGATGTACTTCTCGTTGTGCCGTCAGGTTGCACCATTACGCATAAGTGCCGCCCCTCAGATGAATAGAATCGAACTTGGTTTGATTTAGCTTTGGTGGAGGAATAAACAATGTTATACGACTGTTTATCAAAGGCAAGTTTGCGGTTTGCATCCATTTCACTTAATCTGAAGTCACCAAATTGCTCGGTTTGATCTATTCTAGTGATACCGTTTTTTGTAATTGCAATAGGTATAAATGATGTTTGCAACGTATTAGGATTTATGCCGACCGCTGAGATGTCTTTTAGCACCCAATCTTCACGGCCTGAACCATAAAGCCCTGATGTTTTATTTTGACAACCAATAATTAAAACGCCGCCGGTGGTGGATGATAATGCGGTTATTTCATCCCCTAAACCAAATTGCTCTGATCCTAGCAATACCGCCCAACGGTTAGGATGCCCAACTAATGAATGCCCTAATTGACCGCCGACGAATGATGCAAATAGATGATTTCTGTGTGCGCAAATATATTGCGGATTATCATTATTCACTAGAATTGGAATGATAATCCCATTCGGACGAACCTCAATGATCTGCTTGCCATTACATCCATAAGCATAATGCGTATTAGAACCGCCATAGAAATTATGGTAGATAAATTGCCAGTCTTTCCCTTTAGTTAGTGAAACCCTGTCACATTTTTCTATTGTCGCAACGGTTGTGCTATTTATCTGTAATGGTTGGTTAGCTAAAACAGATTGTGACAAAACAACATAGCCCGATTTACTATCAGGCGCTAAAGATACTGAGTAAATCACACCTCTAACATTGCCCGATGTAAAATCTGAGTTATCCAATAGATTTTCAGGTTTAACTAAGTTTTTTAACTTGGCAATGTACGTTGCTTGAGTAACCGTCCAACTATTGTCAGAACTGATAAATACACCGCATCTATCACCATCATCACGAAAAGCAATCAGCTTATTATCTAACTCTGCCACGCCACGAATATTTCCAGTTCCAGGAACAGGAAATACAGCATCAACGCCTAACTGAAATGCTTTCCCTCGATAAGCTAAATCATCAGCAAGATCGCCATCAATAAAACTGTTCACATAACTTGCAGTAAAGCTAACACCACTAACAGAAAAACTTGCTCCGTTGGTCATTGTTCCAGGCTTTAAAAAAGCAACAACAAAGGCATCATCTAACACATCAATAATGCGGTATTGTTTACCGTTATGGGTAAATGCTTTATTGTGAAATTGCTCTTTATTGGCGATACTCCCAACGTGCAACACAGCATAAGTCATTTGAGATGGAACTGTTTTACCATCCAAACATTCATACCCCTCAATTCTCGAAAATCCACCGCCATAAATAGGCTGCACATTTAGCGTGCTAACCGCATCACTGCTAGCCTTTGCGATTGGAGGAGTAGATAGATCCATCCCGCCGCTAATAGCGATAAACTGTGATTGATTTCTCGGTAACTGTGCCATTTATTTATTTGCCTAATGATGGAGTTGGTAAGAATTGAGTGCAAAGTAAGTGCAAATATTTATCCCATTCGTTTTGCCCACGCAAAACTAACTCTTGAGCATTTTGTGATAAGGCTTTGCCTTGCATTGCATAATACACAATAGCAACATGGAATTTTTCAGGAATGAAAGGAGTATCAGCAGATTCTTCAAGAACTTGAGGATTTTTAGAAGAGAATCCATCACCCCAAAAATCCTCACTCCAATCACGCAAAGATTGAATATCTAGCCACGATTCACGAACAGCCTCAACATACTCTAGACTACGACCTTTCTGACCAGCTACGCCGAATGGGCCATCACCAGTATCATTCATTTCACGGCGTAACCGTTGAGCAAGTTGAAGATAATTCATTATTCATCACCTAATACTGTAATTGAGAATCGAGGCGCAAAGTATTCGTCTAATGTACCGTCTTTGTTTTGTGTAAAGCGGATTTCACCTGATTTAGCCAATAGCTGATATGCTGGTTCAGGAATAGATACTTCTTCACCACGTTTAATTAACGCATCCCAATCGCCGATACTGACATAAACATCACTGTTGTCTGTTTCGCTTGGCGCAATAATGATTCGCACACGCTTATGCGCTAACAATGGAATGTCTCCTTGCGTTTCTTGTGTTTCTTGTGATGCTTGCGGTTGTAATTGCACTTCCGCATCAGGGCGTAAAATGCCATTCGCAGATTCAAAATCAAGAATCGCTTGAACTAGCTCTTCTTTTTTGCCGTCTTTTTCAACGCCGCAATAATCACGCAAATGAGCAACTAATTCTTCTTTTGTTGCTTTTTTTAAATCAATAAATGGATAAGCCATTGTTGTCCTCACTAAAAAAATAAAGCCCTCACAGGGAGGGCTTTTTGTTTACGAATTAAAACTAAAGTGATGATGCGGCCACTTCTAAACGTACTAACCAAGCATCGTTTAGGATTTTACCCGCCCACCAAGTTTTCCAACCAACTGAGCCGGTTTGACCTAATTCATCGCCTTTTTCAGCTTTACCAGGATTGCGCACTAAAATTTGTGCAGCATCTTTACCTTTTAATGGGCAAGTTGCATAAGCATCTTGACCGAATACGGCGATTTTATACACGTCCGCTTTAGAGCCAGCAGTAGATAATACTTTGTTTGCTGTTGGAGTGCCGCCTTTGTTGATTTCAGGTGCGAATAAAGGCGATGTAATAAAGCGCACATTTTCGATTGTGCCGAACTCTTGCGGAACAATAGGCTGACGAGAGCCGTATTCTGCAACTGGAGTGAATCCAGGTAAGCTGCGAATATCAGCCTCTAAGTCAGTATGACATACCGCAATGTATGCAGCCTCAATCGGTTTAGTACCGTATTTGATTGAGCCATCAAGGATAGATGTTTTTTTCTTCGCACGATTGCGTTGTAATTTACGCACTGCTGCACGAATATGCTCTAATTTAACCGCAGTATTTACATCGTTGGAAGAAGTACCGTTAGCGAAAATAACGTTTGTACCGCCACTAATTGCGCCCCAAGCTAAAAGCTCAGTTGTTTCAGCCGCTTGCTCACCTGAAAGCATTGTGGTGTCGCTTAACACTTGATCTTCATGGGTATCTTGAATCACATCAGTGATTTCAACCCAAGAGCCGTATTGTTTTAATGCAACTTCCACATCTTCATACGCCATTTTTTGAGATTCTGGACGAACGCCCTCAGTCAATGGAGTTGTTGCCGGTGCAAATGGTTTTGGACGGCGGAATTTAATGGTTTGAGATTTGTTTTGTGGAACTTGTTTAGTTTGACCAAGTTTATTCAAAACAAGGATTGGTTCTGCGTGAGCTAACATTTTAGCTTCAGCGTAAACTTTTGTGCGTGGAGAAATGTCGCTATCGGTATATTTAGTTGTAGCCATGATAAATTTTCCTCAAATGAACTAACTTACTTATCGCTGTTTAGCAAATTCAGCAGCGAATTGGTTGAATAACGATTCTTCATCAACTTCATTGCCGCCTTTTGGACTTGTGCGACCAGTAGGAAGTGACAATGCTGAAAGTTGTTGAGAACGTTTATTCCGTTGCTCTGAGATTGATGCGGCAGTCTTTTTGTATTCATTGAGTAAGTAGATAGCATCTTGTGGATCGTCTGATTTAAACAATGCCTTGATGCCTTTTGGTTGATTATCTACCCATCTATGGAACATTGGATCGCCTAAAATGTCATTTGCATCAGGAACGACTTGAGTAACTAAAGAGATTGAGCTATCAAGTTGTTGCTGCGCAAAATCTTGCATATTTGCATCGACCATCTGAGCAATCGGCGCTGAAATATCATTAAGGCGTTGATTTTGTCCGGCGAGAATGCGGGATAATACTTCAGCAACTTCAGGATAGTCCGCACGCAAATTATCTAACTCGCCATCAAAGGTAGTTTGACTTTGCTCGAGCTGCTCTAACGCTGCCTTAGCCTGTTGATATTTCTTAGAGAGAGCGCCAACACGACCACGTTGAGATTTAGCCATGTGTTCGTATCTCTCTTTTTCTGCTTTCATCAAACGGAAATGATCTTTCACTTCATCTGTGGCATCAGATAACCATTCAGGCAATACTTCCTCTTTTTCATCCGGCTGTTGCGGGATGTTTTCTTGAGTGGTATTTTCCATGCGTTGATCGGGCGCTGGCTGTTCGGTTTCTTCTGCGACTGACGGTTTAACTTCAGCAGTTAGTCCACTTGATTCATAGTGATTAGCGGCCTCATCAAAGGCGGCATCAGCATTAAATTCTGTGGTGTCTTGATTTTCCATTATTACCTCATTAAGCGGCATATAGCGGCTTGTGATAATTCGTTGATAACAAAAAAGCCAACTCATTGAGCTGGCTTATATTTAACTGTTTAGATCTGATACTAAACTTCTTAATTCTTTAATCTGACCTCTTAGAATATTGTACTGCTGAGGAGTTAATCCCTCAGTGCATAAATCCTGACAATACTCATCGATCCGTTTATTTAGGTAGGAGACTAGATAATTTCTATCTGTTGAGCTTGATAAAATTAATTTCTGCATAAAATCCCCAATAAAAAACCGAATTGCATTTCTACAATTCGGCTATTCTGTTGAATTTTACTGCAAATATTTTTAAATGTCAATGGATTAGTGTGTGTTTAATCCCTCCATTTGTCGATATTTACGCAATAATCGTGCTTGTACGCCGCTCATTTCTTTATTGTATCGTTTAATACCATTTTCATAAGCGACCGCACTGATTTTCCCCGAACGCAATGCGCGAGTAAGTTTTGCCTTTTCACTTCTTGCTGACTTGATAACACTTTCTTCTTCCTCATGGAATTTGATAAGTTTCATCTTATCAGCATCTAACCAATCGCCTAATTCATTGCGCTCTTTGCGAGATTTGTATTCGTTATAAACGCTTTTTGCCTCTTCGCTTGCCTCATAGTAACGGCTTTGAATCGCAAATTCGTTTGTTGTGCCAATGAATTGATTTAGGAATGGCGTGCGAGTTTTACGGCCTAAATCTTCACGGTTCGGATTTTCAACAAATACAGTATTTAGCTCTTTAAGACTACCAAACATTGAACTGTACCCATCAAACAAGTTTTTAATTTGTTCAGGGTGCATATCGATTCCTAATGTATCGTTAAGCTCAATAGCGGTATCTTTCCAGAATTGAGCGGTTGTCGCCTTAGATTGTTCGGCTTTTAATTTGTCATCACGCACATAATTGGTTGTAATTTTATTACCAAAAGCGGAACGATTTAAAACGTTTTGCATCACCGGCTGCAAGATTGATGGTGTTGCGGTTAAAGTGATTTTCTCCATAGGATATTTCGCCGCTGAAATTTCAGATGGAGATACTGGCGAAAATGTTTTCAACGAATGGACGAGCATATTTGCCCCCGCCTCAGTCAATGAAATATCGCCAACTGCACCTTTTACAATGTTTGTGGAGAAATTCCACGCCATTTGTGCCATACCAAAACCAACCGGGATTTTGAAGTATTTACCCCCGCCAAGTGGAATCGGGATATAACGAGTGATGTCGCCAAGTTGATCCATTTTATTGCCGCCCTCGTCCTCATCGTCCATTGAGCGCAATACAGTGTAAAGTGAAGTCATTGCGGCCATGTATGCAGCAAAGCGGATTTGCCCTTTACGAGTGGATAGATAACGCATTAAGTTGGCTGCACCCATTACTGTTGGTTGCGAGAACATATACAAGGCTTTAATACCACGCATTTTTGAGCCGGTTTTGCGGAAGTTGGTTAATTCGAGCGTTGTCGCCGCCGCTTGTTTTGAATCAATGCCATTTTCCACTAGCGCTTTATAGGATGCCAACGCTGATACTGTATCAAACATCTTATTGTAACCCTCAAGCACTTTGCCAACTTTCTCAAGCTTGCCGGCCATTGGATTATTTTCCTTGCGCAATTTCTTAATTAAATCAACTTCTGATTTATCGAGATAAGTACCATAGTTTGATACTCCCCCCTCTTTTAGAAGTTGTTTTAACATTCGCTCTGCTGGAACGCTATCACGCAATTCTTGACCGAATCCAAGTCGTTTAGTTGCTTGCCATACTTCCTTGTCAGCCAGTGCGTTTTTAATGGCATCACGACCGATTTTATCCATTGTTTTGCTATCAACTAGACGATTATTTTTGTCGTAAAGTTTTTGCACTCGGATAAATTCTGATTTTTCCCAAGTATCACGCATCATATTCATTGGCGCAAACGTAACAGTCCATTGAGTAACGCCTCGAGCATACCATCCTGTCGGTTTAGAAATTACTTTCAAGAAAGCATTGGCGTGTTCAACGTTGTCATTACGCAATGATTCCATCACTTGATTTGGCAATTCATACTCATAATAATCACTGCCCTCTTTACGGATAAGCACGTTGTCGCTTGAGCGTGTTAAGCCTTGCATTTTGCGTTTGCTAATACCTAAATTTGCGGTTGCCTGTTCTCTTGCCTCAGCATCAGAATAGCCTTTATCTTTCAATAAAGTCACTTCTGTTTCAAACAAGTCATCAATTCTGGATTTAAACTCAGCAAATCCGGCATAGGTGGTGGATTTACCGATTGACTTCCAAACAGCATCAATCGCATCTTCAGCCTCAGAACTTGTACGACCTTTCAATGTTTTATCTCGTGCGATATTGAGTGCATTTGAGCTAGCACCTGAGATAATATCAACATCTACATCAGCATTCGGATCGCCAGTTAAAGGCACATAATGGCGATTAGCTTTGTATTCTTGATACTCAGCCTCAGTATATCGACCGCTCGCACGATCAATATCTAATCTTGATTGATTGAGATCGTAAACGAGATCGGCTACATATTCCAAGTCAGAACGGCTGATATGTTTTTCTGTGTTGCTCATAATCAATTCAGCCTCAGGAATTGACCAACCGCCAGCAACCCCAACTTTAAAGCGATTTCCTTTGTTTTTGTAATCCGTATTGTAAATATCAGCCTTACGGTTATCGTATTGCTCTTTTGCTTTTAGATAAGCCTCATTTAAGCGGCGCACTTCTGCACTTGTACCGTTTTGTTTAGCGTTATCCAATAAGCGTTTTGTATCACGCATTACTTTTTCATCACGATTGAGTAAATCAATGTTTTTCTCAATGGAATAGCGAGCCGAGATCCAGTTACCAACCATTCTTTTCATTGTCAATTCGTCAATCGGATGACCTGTATTTTTGCTTTGTTTAGAAAGTGCGGCTATTTTTGAAAGAATTGGTTTCAAATACGCTTGTTCTAATTCAGAATTTAGCGCATCACGTTTACCCTTAGCCGTGTACATAGCATCTTTTAGGCGGCGTTTTTCATGGTCACGGCTGCTAGTGTTGCCTGTTTGATCTTCAAGGTGCATTGAATCAATCCAATCATTCACCGGGCGCAAGCTATCAGCTAACCATTCATCAACTTTGCCAACTGCACGATTAAAGCGCTCTTTAAACCCTGTAAAATCTTTAGCTTTCAAGCTATCCCAAACAGTAGGCTCACTGTGCGCCACGCCTGTCATTGCTAAATCAAGAGCTGATTGAGTTGTATTGGCACGAGAGAATCTAACGTCATTTTTGCGAGGATTAAAGCGTTTTGATAATGGAATGATTTTGCCGTCATCATCATAAGTGATTAATTCATCGAGCTTGATTTTCTTTTTATCATTTACAACTTCTGACAATCCATTGTCATATCCTTGTTCCAGCAATGAATCGGCGTTTGTGAAAATCTCTTTAGCTTTAACGTCCTTGCTAACAATTTGATAATCACCGTCTAAGTTAGCCTCGCCATGCTCAACGGCATAATCACGGACAATCGTAACCCAATCGCCATTGGTAATAGTGCCGCCAGTGCCTTTTGGATATGCTCTGTAAATCGTCACTTTTGCATCAGGATTACCCTTAACTCGTTTAAGAACTTCCCAGGCTTTTCTATCCATTGAATCATAACCCGATCCATAATATTGATAGCCTTTATTGGAATATAAATCATCAGGATATAATCCTTTTAGATTATCAATGCTTTGTGAGATTTCATCACTTCCATTTGGCGCACTATGTTCCATGCGATAATCAGGTTTGCCGAACCCATTTTCATTAGCTTTACTATCAACCATAGCTCTCAATTCAGGCTCTACACTTAAGTCGCCATCCTTGTATTTATTTGCCAACTCTAGATAGCGCTCATCTGATTCAGAAAGTTTTTTTCGGCTAAAACGTACATCACTATTTTCGCTGGTTTCATTTAGTGAGCTATTCTTGATTCGAGAAATAAGATTCAATACATCTTCATCAGAAAACTGCGCTGCACGTTCTACGCCAAAGAATTTTGACAAGAAATCTCTGATTTTTTGTGCGGTCATTGCTAACCATGATTTAGTTGATTGTCTTTGACCTTTCTTAATCTCTACGCCATAACGACTTTCAAGCTCATTCCATTTACCGGTTTCGTGTGCGGCCATCATTTCTGCAATAGCCTCTTCAATCGCAACGGATCGATTGGTTGCAGCTAAATCATCAGTGTTTTTGCGTTGTGCTTGGATAGCATCAGCAATCTGACTAATCGCTTTATTTTTGCCAACCTCTTGCATTAAGCTGTCATAGGAGCCTTTATAGCCAACGTTGATTCCACGATGCGCCATTTCGTGCCACGCAACGAATTGCAAACGCTCTTCTTTGCTCATTGTTTTGGTTGCATTGATACTGTCTGCGATTAATGTAACCTTGCCAGTTTTAGGATTGAACCATCCCTCAACATCAGAAGTGATTAAATGGCGCACGTCTTTTGGAGGATTTGCAAAGGTTGCAACTTCAATATGTTCTGCCGCTTTGCCAAAGGTTTTGCGAATAATGTCTTGAGCGTGTTGAATTTCAGGATTAAGTGTATTGACACTACCATCACTTTTCACTACACTAGCTCTATCGAAAAGCTCGTTTAATGTATCATCAGCCAGCAATTGTAGCGTGTGATTGATACGACGGGCTTTTTGCTTATCTACAAATCTAACTTCAGAATGTTTAACCATATTGGTGAGATAATTACTCGATTCATTTCTTCCATAAACACTAGCTATACGATGAAATTCGAGACCTCTCTCGGTTTTATTAGCATGAATAGCTGAGATCACAGGATTTCCATTAGTACCTTGTAGCTCGGTTAAAACAACATAAGAATTATTTGGTGAACCCTCTTTTGTGTTTTTAAAAACGGCAACCGGATTATTAATTTGTTGCGGAATTTGCTTCAATAAATCAGCCGTCATTTCAGGGTGTTCATGCTTAATTTTTGCCAATTTTTGTTTATTCATAAACATTGGTAAATCATCAAGTCCTGATTCAATGAGCGCTTTAGGTGTTGTTCCCAAATAAATAGATTCTGCTTTTACTTTAGTATTTGTTGAACCGAAAACATCCTCCACCGCTTTCGCAAAATCAGAATTAGCGGATTCATTTAGGCTTAACCGAACATTCTCATCTGTATTTTTCGCTTGCTGCAACGAACCTAATTTATCAAAATCTACATCGCCGAACATACTGGCTTGTGATAGATTGCCTTGCATTTGTGCCTGTTCAAGGTAAGCACCCAATACTTGTGCAATACGTTTACCACTTCTGCGGTTTTCATCAAAGATTGTCAGAATTTCACGAGCTTCAGGCGATAAGTCACCAACAAAATCATTTTGAGCAAGATAATCAGCGATTTTAAACCCTTGAGCATTAAGCTGATTGTATTTCTCAACCGCCTGGATCACATCTTCTGAAATATTTACATCGCTTGATAACTTGCCGCTGTTGATACCTTGCTGAATTTGAGCAACTTTAGGTGCAATGGAGGTTAATGCGTTTAATACGTTTTTTGCGCCTTGATCGGTATTTTCAATTAAGCGGGATAATGTTTGACTGTCACCATACGCCTCATACAACATTGCATTGCGCATGCGTTGCACGCCAGTTTGACTGAGATTGCCTCGACTATCTAATAATTCATTACGCACGTTCTCAGGCTGATTTTTCACAAATTGACTGATGAAATATTGGTTATCTACTGAATTAATATCACCGTCATCATTTACAACAAAGTTATCCATGCTTGGCAAGCGGCGAGCATCGACTTTCGCTTGCTCTAAATCTGACATTCGCATACCGCCTTGCTCGTTAGAATTGATAGCCACTTGAGCAATATCAACTGGCGAGGTTAGACGGCGAACTAATACTGGATTTTCCATTTCATTTAATTGAGCCGGATCAATGCCAAAGTGCGCTGAATTATCTTGCAAGAATTGGCGATAACCATCAGCGCCGCCCTCTTGGTATGCTTGTTGGATAGCCATTGAGCGACCATTGCCGGCAATAATTGTTTTGCCGTCTAAGGCTAATAACGGTGCGCCAACATCCATTGTTGGACTTGAGGCAAGCTTGCGAGGATCTAAATTTCGTGCAATGTTATTAATTTGAGCTTGGCTTGATGCTCTGTCACGGTCACGGAATTGGTTTTCATTTTTTTGTTGTGTAGGCGTAAGCGTGCTTGCATCTACGACTTCATATTGGAAAGGTTGATAATTACCATTGCCAACATCAATCTCATCGTTAGCGCCGATTACAACGCCATTTCTGAACTCAGGCGCAATGTTGGCGGTAGATTGTAGATTGGCTGTTGGTGCAACGGCTTGCGGATCATCGTTGGCGTATTCTTTCGCTTTCTCTGCGTAATCCTCTAACCAACGGCGCATAGCTTTGCCGTCTTTCGGATCAATGCCGTATGATTGAGCAATATTGCGCACTTCATCAAACGCACGACCGGTCACATAATCTTTTCGAGCTTGTTCATCTGCAAAAATAGTTGGCGTATCAATAAATTCATTCGCACGAGATAAATCATTTTTTCTGAATTGACCAAGAATTGAATGTAATTCAAGCGCACGTTCTAAATTCGGATCAACTTTGAAAGTGGAGGTTGTTTCTTGTTGTGGTTGCTCTTCATCAAAGAAGTCTGATTCAAATTTTGCTTTTGCTTGTTGTTCTGCGAGCGCCTCTTCTGCAACTTGTCGTGCTTTAGCGGTTGCGATACCGGCATTGTTGAGCGCTTGCACTCGACTGGCTGATACTAAATCGCCTAATTCGGTTGCACCATGATTGAGCATATCAACATAGTTTCTTAATTGGCTATCAACTGCATCATTACCAGTATTAATATAATTTAAGAGTGTGCGTTTTTGATTATTGAAAGCCACTCTATCGGTGTGAGTATCAAGTCCACCCATAGCAGAACCAAAGGCAGCACCAAGCACTGCACCGTTGATAGCATTATCAGCCATGTCCTCAGTTAAATCTTTATCAGGATTGTAGAAGTCCTTTTCGGCTTTATTTAATGCGTACTGCTCCGCCACTCCTTGAATAGCCTCGGTACCACCCTCAACTGCCGCACCTTTTAATAAACCGCCTTTGATTGTTTTAGCCGGCGAACCTAAACCCCAAAATCCACCACCAAGACCACTGACTGCATTTGTCACTAAATCTGTTGCAATAGCTGTTGGATTTAATGCTGCATCACGCCCAACTTTATCAGCAAAGGATTTTTTAGCCATTGTGTAAAGCTCGTCTGTGCTTTTACCTTTGCCCTCATCGCTATCTGCTATGGAATAATATTCATCTGAAAATTGTGGGATTTGAGCTAATTGCTCGTTGGTCATGCCCATAACTTCATCACGTTTTTGACCGTAACGGCCACCACCTGACATCGCCGACATTGTTGCTGTAATACCAACCATGTTCCAGTATTTTTGAGGAATACCACGTTTAGCAGCTTGTTCCACTGCTGTTTTGCCAACTTCTTCAGCGACTTCTTTTTTAAGCAATAATTTACCGGCTTGTTTTGCACCAATCGTTGCGACTTTACCCGCACCAAGCGTTAAAGCAGTATCAAGGTTTTGACCGATTAGCGAACCTAAATTACCAGCCCACCAACGCAAATTGCGTACACCTTGCCCCTCGCCATCAAACGCATTTTGATTTAAAGCGGCTTTCATTTCATCTGACATTGAGGCAACGTTTTCATCTGCACCTTTCGCCGCCCAATCACCAACATCATGCAACCAATCTGCACCAGTTAAAGCGCCAACACCATGCGCAATATCACTAACGCCTTTCCATGCACCCATTTGCACCGCATCAACGGTATCAGCCACAATGCCTTGCTGTTTTTTAGGCTCTTGCGCTGTTAATTCAGTATCGAGGTAAGTGGTTGATGTGCCATTTCCTTTCTTGCTACCTGTATCGCCACTGATAATGCCGATCATTTCTTTGTAGTCTTTATTGGAAAGGTAGAAACTCATATATATTTGCCCTTAAAATTTAGTGATAAAAAAAGACCGCACTTTTTACGTTGCGGCCTGTTATTTGTCTAATCCATAATTACCGGCTGGATTAGTGAGCGGCGTATTCTTCAATGCCACTTCTGTTTTAAATTTCTCTAAATCTATTGCTTGTTTACCTGTTTGAAGTTGTAAATCGGTTGTGAGTTTTGCTGTGCTTAGTTTTTCGTCTAAATCTAGGCGAGCTTGATGCGATTGTTGTGTCATTTGCACTTCGAGCATTTTAATTTCAAGCTCTTTCTCTTTGATCTGAACTTTCATTTGCTCAATCTGAATTTGACTTTGAATCTTCATTTGCTCTAACTGCATTTCGTGCTGTTGTTTTTGCTGTGCAATCTGCATTTGCATTTGTACTTTTAGAATTTCAGGATCTTGCGGTTGTGATGCTTGAGATTCTTGCATTTCCTGTAATTTTTGTTCGTACTCATCACGAGGGATAAGCATGGTTTGCGTTCCCATGCTCATTGATTGCATCAATGTTTTAGCGCCATCGTACCAGTCAAAGGCATACATTAATTGCGGATGCTGACCGAACTTTTGGAAAATATCGATAATCTGCGCTGTTTGAGTTTCTTTGACCAATAGCGCTGATGTACCACGAGCAACAATCTGCATATCGCCTTTGATATTCGGATCATCACTCATTGCCATGTTGTATTCATAGAATCGGCGAATTAATGGTTTAGTGACTGCATCATCCCACTCTTTCACTTGTCTGCGGCGTACTGCATTTGCGGCGTTCATTAGCATAGACATACCGCCTAGCGTTGGCGTAACCTGTCCTTGCTCGCCCTGCGCAATCATAGGCAATCCACTTTCTTCATCCATGAATGATTTTGAAAGCTGAATGATATTGGCAAATTCTTGCTGACGACTGCTAATATCAAAGATTCCAAAGGCTCTTTGAGCCTCAATAGATGCGTTGGCTGTTGCACGGTCACTAGTGCGCCATAGTTTATAAGGAGCTAATTCCCAAGAGCCGTCCACTGGACTTAATACACTGCTATTCACGACTGCTTGTGGCCCGATACCTAAAACGCCGTTATCAATCATGCCACGCCAAGCGGTATTTAAAATCTCTTGTGCATCACGGCAAAGGTAAGGAATACCAAAGCCAAATAAGCAACATACATCAGGCTCGCAAGTGTAGATTGAATAAGGATATTCGGCTGAATCTAACGGATTGAGGTTTACGCTTAAAATCTTGCCGTTGCCAGCCATCACGATCACACCATCAATTTCAAGATTAGCAGCCTTTGATTCTTCATCGGTTGGAATGTTGAGCTTATTACCCTCGCCTAATTGAGAATTGGCGCTCTCTAATACGCTCAATGGAATACCGCCATGATAAGTCCATAATTCATAGCGATTGTCTTTGCTCTGAGTTTCTAAGCCTGATAACGTTCTCAGCGTATCAACATAACCATCCATATCTGAGCTTGCTGTTTTCGTATCTGATCCGTCTAATTCGCAAAGCTCAAGCACGTTATCTTTCAAGTAGTATGGATTTTTAGCTAAAGCCTGTAATTGTTTTTTAGTAACATAACTGCGCTCAAAGACGAATTGACAATCTTTGATTGTGGATGCGGTCATATCCGGCACAAAATCCCACGGCAACACCAAACGAGCAGCCGGAATTGTTTTAGCCACAATCTCGCCATTCCATTGCCCCATCGCATCTTCAGTCCACACTTTTGATTCCACAACATCAACGATAGGCGCACGCAAAATACCCGTGCCTAATACAGCGGCATAATGTAAGCATAAGCGAGCCTCAGCAGCGTAATCGCATTCGAGCAACTGATCGTCTATTAGCTTTTCCATCGCCTCCGCACGCTCTTTTGCTTGTTGCATAATCGCACGAGCGTTATCAATTTGAGCAGCCATTTGCGGATTGCCGTTATCGGTTTGTTTTGCCATGTTGGCAATACTCGGCATAGGCGTTGGCGAGATACCATAATTTTTGTCATCGGACGGGAATAACATATCTGTCATTTGAGCCGTCCAAGCATCAGTTTTCGCACGAGTATAACCAACAAACACTTTAGATTTACCTGTTGTTGTTGAGGTTGAGTATTGGTTGCGATATTGATACATATCTTTTACCCAACGTTCTACAACTGGTTGGCGTTGTTTAATTTGCTCTAATAATTTTGCTTTTAGCTCTGATCCGAAATTCGTGATCGCCTCTAATAATGCGGATTGTTCTTCTGCCATTGTTTAGTACCCTGTCAATGAACTGATTGCTTGATGTGGTTTAATGTTGATGATCTGTTGTTTGAATAAATCAGGCATAGCGCCTAAGCATAAATATTGGTTTGCATCGTGTGGATGCGAATAACGGTTTTTATCCGGCGTTTCAGTGTATTTGTCTTCCCCACTGATATTTAATAGGCGGTATGAATAGCCTGTTTCATAACCTTTGATAAGTGTTTTACAGTGTGGACTAATAAGCATTGCCGGCTGTCCTTTACCCACTAAGCGAGATAACCACCAACGAACTGCCTCAAGGCGAGCTGTTGTGTTGTTTGATTCTGCTGGACGAGCATTAAAGCCATTTTCCAGTAGGATTTGAAAGCACGTTTTCTCGTTGGTTTGCGCACGTTGCACGCCAGCCGGGTCGCCTATCACTTCAATTTCACAACCGTTGTATTTTGATTTGAGCAGAATTGAAAGTTGATCACGGATGAATCGTTCAATACCCATACCCGTTGCAACAACTTCATCCGTGATTCGTAACTGTCCGATTGGTGCAACCTGACCGATAATTGCGGCTGGCGTTAGACCAAAGTCAAGACCGATAAATGTTGGCCATCCTTTAACTGGCAATAATTTATCTTTTGATACGTGCAATTCTTTGTTGAAGTGATCCATATAAACTGGTTTACCTGTTTGTACTGTCGCAAATTCATTACAGATGCGAGATTTAATCCAGTTGAGCGTTTGACCTTGCAAGCTATCGAACCAGTACCCATAACCTTTCTTATGGTTTTCAACGTTCTCAGCAAGTGGATTAGCCACGAATTTATGCCCTTTATATTCAACATATAATCCAGTCTCAATATTGGCTTTGACTGCATCAGATAAAGAGCTATATGAAATGCCTGTAATATCTATTAATGCGCCAGGTTGAGTGAAGAACTCCCATCCTTTAGGCGTTAGACTTTCGCCTGTTTCTTCATCAATAGCGGTTTCAAATTCATGCCACCAGTGATCGTCATCAGGCGAGTTTGTGTCCATAATCATGCCGTTCCAAGTTGCGCCATCAAATCCCTCTAATACGCTCTTTTTCGGGTAACGCCCTGTACGAGTAACCGCCTCAGTAACAAGCAATACTGGTAAGAATTGAGCCTCGTTTATCCAAATCCCTGTAAGCTCAAGTGACATTAATTTTTTAACATCTTTTGGCTTATCCATGGAAAGGAACATAAATTCAGCCTCAACCGTTGTTTCGCCATCAGGATGATTGATTTTCATCAGTCCTGAGATTGGACTGTCATATTTAATCGGGCAAATGCTATCAGGAATCCAGTCTTGGAATGTTTTGATCACTGTACCTTTTAATTCAGGGTAAGTATTGCGCACGCAAGCCCAACGAGTACGGCGAACACCATCAGAATTAGGCTCTTGGTTTAAGCAAATACGGAACATTTCCATTACACACCCAACTGATTTACCACTACCAATCGGGCCACGAATTGCCTTTACTAATGCGTTTGATTTATGTACTCGGCGAAAGGTTGGCGAGGCGATATAATTAATCTTCATTATCGCCGCCTGTAAAATCCATTGTGTATTCCACTTTGTGTTTGCTTGCTGCTCTTGCGCCTAACTCTTGTGCGAGCTTATCTGCTTTAAGCAAGGTTTCTTTCGTCTGTGCCTTTCTTAATTCGATTGTTTCAAGCACTAAATCAATATCGTTATTTGTGCGGCTTAAACTCTCAATTCGTGCAACCGCTCTATCTAATGCGTTCTGAGCGGCATTAATTAGCTTATAGGTAACTTCTTTATCTTCAGCCGTTTTACAGCGACTTAAATCAGCAGTGAACTTTTCAAGATTCTCGATTGATGCAATAGCACGTTGGCGCATTAAATCAATCTCGTCTCTAAGACTAAAATCAACTACAACATCAAAGGCTGATTTATCTTTAAAGTAACGAGCGTAACCACCATGCTTTCTTCTTCTTTGAGATTGCAATTCAGAAGAGAATCTAGATGGTTTCGCAGTTTTATTCGCAATTTCGCAATTAATTTCGCAGTTTTCCTCTAAATCTTCTTTAGATTCAATAACTTCTGATTCTAAAGTTTCATTCGCATTGTTTTTAACGGCTTTCTTAATTGCTTTTACTTCTCGATTGTCACCCTTTTGGATTTCATCTAACTGTGCGAATGCTGTTTCAGGCTTTTTGATATAACGTTTAGCACTGGCAAAATTTAACCCTTTCTTTCTGCACCATTCTGATACTGATACACCAGTCTTTGCGTAAGACTTGATATATTCTATTTGAAGTGCGTTCCAATTATTTCTTGCCATAAACGATATATAAAAAAGCCCGCAATTAAGCGGGCATAGTATTGATTTAAAATTTAACAATTAGAGGGATTACTGTTAGATTTCCCAACCCTCATTATGGATGGCAATAAAACCATTCCAGCCCTCACCACAATCGTTCTTATTCATATTTACTCCTTATTTACTTAATTTCTCAGTTTGCCATTCACGAATCTTGTCGATGCGCTTTAAGCACATATCACGTTCACGCTTTAACACAACGGCGTATTGCGCAATATCACCATAGGTTTCACCCAAGAATTGAGTTTTGTCTAAGTGTGCAACATAAGCAACCGGCAATCGAGGGCAAGTGACCACCTGAGGTTTACTTGCGCAAGAAGTCAATAACGCTAAGAGGAGCATTGGCGTTAAACGCATCACTTTGCTTGTCAGCTTTTGGAATAGATTTAATAATCGCATTGGTTTGTTCCCTTGTTTTGTTATCCTCGTTCGAGATTTCAAACGTTAGGCGTTCATTTTCTGCAATATCAGCCTCAAGTTTTGTTATTGATTCGGACTGCAATTCGATTGTTTTAGCTTGAGCAGCGTTTTCTGCTTTCAGCGTATTAATAACATTGACTTGATGACTTAAAATGAAACAGAACGCAATCAGTAAAGCGCCTAGTGCGCCAAAGATGTATTTACCCATATTAGCTCACCATTAAATCACGATAGAGCTTACAGCGCTCTTCTAAGCCGTTTGTTCCACCGTTTATCCGAAGTGTGGCTTTTTCAACAGAAGTGCAATTAGCTAAATCTTTATCTAGCCAGAACCAAACGCCTGATTTAACGATTAAATCTAAATCAGTTGATACTTCTTCAGGCATAATGGATTTCCCTAACCATTTTTGGAATCTGAGGTAGTTATCTTTACCTGTAAGATGCGGTAGTCCACGGCCTCTATACTTCCAGCCGTCACCAGTTGCCTGGTTGCCGTTACCCATGCGGTTTGCATAGGCGATATTAGCAATAGATGCTTGATCGGCTTTTTGAATAACCACACCAGCTTTATTTTTTACATATCCATATTTTTGCGCTTGCGCTAGGGTAAAGTATTTGCGAAATGTCTCTCTTAATCCGGCAACAGAATAATTCATGCTTTCGCAAAAACGTGTAAAGCCTCGTGTTTCATGCCCACACTGAGCAATAAACATGGCTTGCTGCGCTTTTGTGATACAACCCGCTTTTTCAATGTTGTCTGAGATCGCTTTATAGATGCCAGTGGTTGCACTAGGGAAAATCTTATTGAATGTCGTCTGTGAAATGTGCATCATCTTTTTCAATTCTCCGATTAATGAACTTGAATAAATATTCACGGATTTTTTCCGTACCGATAAATCCAATCATTGTTCCGAAAAACGCTGAAAAATCTGCGTGTCCGAATACATGAGAACAAATAGGCACAGTCACGCCAGCAATCGATGCGCAAATTGCTGCATCAATTAGCATATAGCGAAATGATGGTTTCTTTCTCATAAAGGCTATACGCAAAAGTGACATTATGATGGCCGCACCGGCACTTTGAATTGAGCTACTGGCAAGATTCATTTGTAACCAAGCCCAAATCAAAGCCCATA